TCTTAGCTTCTTCCTGTTGTTCTGGTAATGGGTAACGTGTACGATCAATAACATTATCCATAGCTCTAACTACATGAGGAATATCTACCTTGAATAAATCAAAATCAAAATGATTTTCCTCTACATATTTTACTAAGTTAAAACTCCCTAATAAACATGCTCCGTAAGGTGGAAGAGGTTGTTCACCACAGGGATTGGTAGCAGCTATAGTTTCACAGTAATATAAAGGATTGTCTTGATTAATCCTATCTATAAATAAAACTCCTGGCTCTGCCCACTCCCAATTAGCTCTCATTATTTCATCCCACAAAGCTCTGGCATTTATTTGTTTATATACTTGATCATTAAATGTAAGATTAAAAGGTGTGTCTTTTATGACACTGTGCATAAAGTCATCCGTCACCCCAATAGATATATTGAAGTTAGTAAGTTGATCCTGATTCTGCTTGGCTCTAATAAATTGTTCTATGTCTGG